GTTGACCCGGAGCCAATGACCTTGGGATTCCGTGAGGCCATCGCCGCGCTGTTTAAACGCCCCCGGCCCGCCCAGGCGGTCCGGGTGGTTCACGATCGCCGGCCGGTCCGCTTTGTCCGGGCAAGCTACGACCTGGCCCAGACCACTGACTACAACGCCCGCCACTGGGCCGCGGCCGACGGCTTCGACGCCGATTCCGCCAACTCCCAGGCGGTCCGCCAAACCGCCGTCCGTCGCAGTCGCCATGAGACCGAAAATAACGGCTACCTGAAGGGCATCAACCGCACGCTGGCCAACTACACCGTCGGCCGCGGGCCCAAGCTCCGGCCGGCCAGCGGATCGCCGGGCTTCAACAAAGTTGTAAAGGCCGCTTGGGACCGGTGGGCCAAACGGGTCAAGCTGGCCCGGAAGCTGCGCACCGCCGTTAAGGCGAGGGCGAAGGACGGCGAGGCCTTCCTCCTGGCCAAGCCCAATCTTGGTATCCGCGACCGCGTCAAGCTGGACGTTATCGGCATCGAATGCGAACAAGTCACCTCGACCGACCTGGCCGCCGCCGCCAAGAACCGCGTCGATGGGATCTGGTTCGACGACGACGGCAACCCGACCGCCTACGACGTTCTTCCCTATCACCCCGGCGGCGCCTGGTGGCCAGGAAACTCCGCGGCCCAAAAGATCGACGCCAAATTCGTATTTCACCTCTTCCAGGAGGAACGGCCGCGGCAGCACCGGGCCGTGCCGGAGGCCGCCTCCACCCTGCCCCTGTCGGCGCAAAGCCGCGACTTCCGCGAATCGGTCCTACAGAGCGCCCACAACCTGGCCGACTTCTCGCTGTTTATCAAGACCGAGGCCGACCCCAACAACGGGCCCGCGCAGCTCTTGCCGTTCGACACCCTCGAGATTGAAAAGGGGCTCATGACCGCCCTACCTTCCGGCGGCGATGCCTTCCAGCCGAAGGTCGAACAGCCGCCGGCCACCTACGAGGGATTTATCCGCGGGCAAATCTCCGAACAGGCCCGGCCCTATTCGATGAGTTACAGCCTGGCGGCCGTCGACTCCAAGGACGCGAACTTCTCCAGCGCCAAACTCGATCAGCACCCCTTCCACTTCCAGGTCGACGTTGACGAGGCCGACCTCGAGGACCTGGTCCTCGACCCACTGTTCGAGCTGTGGTGGGAAGAGGCCGTGAAGGTCTACGGGTGGAACTGGACCCAGGAGGACCCGCCGCCGCATTCCTGGCAATGGCCGGCTATGCCCATTATCGACGAGGAAAAGACCGCCAACGCCCGGAAAACGAACATTGCGGCCGGAGTGGCCAACGTGCCGCGGATCCTGGCCGAAGACGGCTACGACGCCGAGGACGAGCTGGCCGCCGAGGCGGCCTATTACGGCGTGACCGTTGACGACATGCGGGCCCGCCGCCTGGCCGCGGACTTCCCGCCGGCCGGCGCCGCGAAAACCGGCGACCGCCCCGCGGCCGACGACGAGCAAAAACCACCGCCCGCCAACCGCCTACCATCACGCAACGGCAACGGACGCGCGAGGACCAACGCATGAGCAAACACGCCGCACGCCACCACAAGGCCCGCATGATCCGCGCCGCCGCCAGCGGCCGGCCCATCCTCTGCGATGCCGCGACCGTCGAGTGGATCGCCGGCGCCGCGGCCGACGACCAGGCCGCCGCCGACGCCCCGAAGAAATTCAAGATGCGCGCCTACACGGGCGAGCCCATGCTGGTCGGCTATTACGGGTCGCCGGTGGTCATCGACCTGAAGGGCCTTACCGCGAAGGCCCCGATTCCCATTCTTCTCAACCACGACCCGGACCGCATCGTGGGCCACGCCGACCAGGTCGACGTCGGCGAGGCCACCCTGGACCTGGCCGGCCTGGTTTCCGGCGCCGGCCCGGAGGCCGCCCAGGTGACGGCCAGCGCGAAGCAGGGCTTCCCATGGAAGGCCTCGGTGGGCGCCCGGCCCGACAAGATGGAATTCGTGGGCGAAGGAATCACCACGAAGGTTAACGGCAAGACGTACACCGGCCCGCTCTACGTGGCCCGGAAATCCACCCTTGGAGAGGTTAGCTTTGTGCCGATGGCCGCCGACTCCAAGACCTCCGCAAAAGTTGCGGCATCGGCACAACAGCACGACAAAAAGGACCATGCCATGGATTTTGAAACCTGGGTCAAAGCACTGTTCGGCGGCGAACTGCCGGAATTGACCGACGCCCAAACCGCCGCCCTCCAGGCCCGCTACCAGGGCGAGGTGAAGACGCAGGCGGCAAACATCCCGCCCGACCTGAAGGCCGCCGGCGTGACCGCCGGCGCCAGCCAGCCGACCTTCGACTTCGACGCCATTCGTCTGGCCGCCGAGAAACACGCGGCGACGATCGCCGCGGCGGCCGCGAAGTACACCGGGAAGATTCCCGCCGACAAACTGGCCGAGATCCGGGCGAAGGCCGAGCAGGAGGCCGCGACCCTCCGAGCCCAGGCCCTCGACGGCCAATGGCCCGCCCCGCGGTTCGAAGTGGCCCTGGTGAAGGCCCAGGCCGCGGCCGAGGTCGACTTGATCCGCGCCGAGCGGCCCGCCGGGCCGGCGATCCACGCCAGCACCCGCGACCAGTCGCCGAAGGTTATCGAGGCGGCCCTCTGCCTCTATGCCGGCCTTCCGAGCACCGAGAAGCACTTCGAGGCCCAGGTCCTCGAGGCGGCCCACGCCTACGCCCGGCGTGAAGGCGTCAGCCTGCAAAGCATGATCCTGGCGCAGGCCCGCGAAAACGGATGGACGGGAAACGCCGGCCGGATCCACCGCGGCAACTACGCCGAGGTTATGCGAGCGGCCTCCATCCAGGCCACGGCCTTCTCGACCCACAGCCTCACAACGCTGTTGAGCGATGCCGGGAATAAGTTCCTTCTCGATGGCTTCCTGGCCGTCGAACAGGTCTGGCGGGCCCTGGCCTTTATCCGGCCGGTAAACGACCTGAAGGCCTACACCGCCTACCGGATGCTCGACGACATGGAATTCGAAGCGATCGGCCCGGATGGCGAAATCGCCCACGGCGAGGCCTCGCAAGAGACCTACACCAACCAGGCGAAGACCTACGCGAAAATGTTCGCGCTGACCCGGACGGACGTACTGAACGACGACCTGGGGGCCTTCTTGACGATCCGCGAGCGGATCGGCGCCGGCTGGGGGCGGAAGCTGAACAGCGTCTTTTGGACCGAATTTCTCGACGACGCCACGTTCTTTGCCACCGGCGACGGAAGCCACGCCAACCTCTTGACGACCGTTCTCGGCGAGAGCGGGATCTCCGCGGCCAACGTCCTCCTGAAGGCACAAACCGGCGAGGACGGCCACCCGCTGGCCCTGGGAATGCAGCACTTCCTGTTGACCGGGGCCACGCTGGCGCCGACGGCCAAAAAGTGGTATGTCGCCCAGGAAATGCGCGACACCACGGCCTCGACGAAGTTCCCCACGGCGAACATTTACCAGAACCAGTTCCGGCCGGTCGAATCGGCCTACATTACCAGCACCACGGCCTGGTATCTGTTGCCGGAAAACGGCGGATCCATGGCGCCCATGGAAGTGGCCTTCTTGGGCGGCGTCCAGCAGCCCACGATCGAATCGGCCGAGACCGAATTCAACACCCTGGGAATTCAGTTCCGCGGCTATGGAGACTTCGGCTGCGCGAAGAAAGAGTGGCGCGCCAGCGTCAAGAGCACCGGCACCGGCTGATAAGCCGAACTCCGCAGCCGGCGGATAAGGCGGCCTCCGGTGCGATGCCGGGAACCAACCCAACACCCAAACACCATCACGACCACCCGCGAGGTGACAAATGGCACAGACGCAAACCCCGACCCGCTTTCACAAGGGGTCCTATCAAACCATTGACCACACGCCGTCTTCGGCGGTCTACGCCGGCGACGTCGTCATCGACAACGGCAATGTTTTCATTGCCGTTTCCGCGATCGCGGCCAACGCCCTGGGGGCCCTGGCGGCCGAGGGCGGCCGCTGGATCGGCCCGAACGGCGGCCACGGCTTCGCGGTCGGCGACGACATCCACTGGGACGCCGACGGGAACCCGGTCGGCGGAACGGCCGGCACCGGGGCCTTCTCCCGCGTGGCCAGCGGCAACAGCCGCGCCGGAAAGGTCACAAAGGCCGCCCTGTCGACCGACGCAACGGTCGAATTCGCATTGCATTGCCACGGGGACGCGACCAGTTGACCTGGGCCGCTTCGGGCGGCCTACCGACAGGAGTATAAGATGGCCTTCGAGTTGCGGACGCGCGGGCGAGTTCATCGCATCGAGCCGGGGCTGGGGACGCACGTATTTAACGGCGGCCTGGTCGATGCCTGGGGCAAACTCTTGACCGTGTATCGCTGCAACCGAAGGCCGTCTTTACTCGCTGTTTCCGAGTTGACCGAGGACCTCGAGCCGTCGGCCACCCGGATCCTCTGGGAGGCCTGGGATCCGGTCCTGGTGCCGGAGGACCCGCGGGCCGTCGTCACCCCGGACGGCAGCCTCTATCTAATGTTCGTCGGCGTCAATTCGAAGGACTGGTCAAAGGCCACAATCTGCCACGCGACCCTCGACTCCGACTACCGCTTTATCTGGAAGTCGGCCTGCTGGTTCGAGTGGCAAGACGCCTGCGAAAAAAACTGGGTCCCGCTCTACCGCGACGGCCAGCTCTGTTGCATCTACAACTACGACCCCTTGACCATCCTGCGCTACGAGGCCGGCGCCTGGCGGCTTGAGCAGGCCCGCCGCGTCGATTGGCCCTGGTCCTACGGCCGCATGAGCGGCGGCGCGCCACCGGTCTGGCACAACGGCCGGTGGTATTGCTTCTTTCATAGCTCCAAACTCCAGGGCGACGTAAAGGTCTACTATGCCGGCGTCTGCGCCCTGGACGCCGATCTGAACCCGATCGCCTGCACAACCCAGCCGATCCTGGCCGGCGCCACGCACGCCGGGGCCTACGTGTGGCCGGAAGACCTCCCGTGGCGCCCGGGGTCGAAGGTCTCGGCCGTCTTCCCGTGCGGGGCCCTGCTCCGCGGCGATGAGTGGCTGGTGTCCTACGGCCTGTTCGACGCCGAGCTGCGGATAGCCCGGATTCCGGCCGCGGCGATCGACGAGGCCCTCGGCCTGCCGGCCGACCACCGCAACGGCAAGCTACGGAGGGCCGCCCGTGCGCTATCTCGATGAATTCCCGGCCGACCAATGCGGCGGACATGAGCGCCGCTATGCCGTTTCCCTGGAGTGGGTCGCCCCGCTTCTGACCCCCGGCGCCACCATTGTCGGCTTCGGCCGCGGCGAATGCCCCTTTGAAACGGCGGCCCGCCGGCTGTTTCCGGCGACGATCACGACCACGCGAGACGACGACCTCCGATATTATCTCCGACTCGAGGACGCCAGCGCCGACGGGATTCTCCTAATGGAGACCCTCGAGCACATGAAGGACCGCGACGGCGACCCGGTGGACATCGTCTGCCATACGGGCATCAGAAACGTACTGGCCGAGGCCCTGCGGATCCTCAAGCCGGGCGGGTGGCTGTTTCTCACGACCCCGAACGCCGGGCAATACGGCTGCGCCTGGCGCCTGGTCCGCGGCGACTCGCCGACCTGGTGCGATGCCCACGCCCACGAATTCGCATGGAATGAGCTGCGCTGGTTCTTGACCACGGCCGGCTTCCGCATCGACCGAATAGAAGCCGTCGATTGCTGGATGGACCTCGAATGCCCGGCCGAGCTGCGGGCCGTAATGGATGCCCTCTGCCCCGACATCCCCCGCGGCCACGCGATATTCTGCCTAGCCCGCAAGCCGGAGGCCGCCCCGTGACCGACTTGACCCCCAAGGCACCGAAGGCCGAGTGGCACCTAACCTACCGCTGCAACCTGGCGTGCGCCTGTTGTAACCGCGCGTGTTTTCTGCCGCCGGCCACCGAGGACATGACCCTTGACGACGCCGCCGAATTCTGCCGCCAAGCCGCCGAGCTGCGATGGGATCCGCGGATTATGCTTATCGGCGGCGAGCCGACCCTGCACCCGGACTTCCACGCCTTTGTGGAGTTGGCCGCCGCCTTCGCTCCCGGCCGCGTTGAGGTATGGTCTAACGGGTGTGGGCCGACCTCCGCGGCCGCCCTTGCACGGGTCCGGGCCGACGGCCTGGCCCAGGTGGTCGACGGCACGCAGAAAACCCGTAGCGTCACCCACGACGTATTCGACATTTTCGTGGCCCCGAAGGATTGGGGCCACGACCGCGGCCCATGCGGAACCCACGCCAGCTACGCCTGGCCGGACTGCGGAATATCGGTCGACCACGACGGCTACACCCTCTGTTGCATGGGGGGCGCGATCGACGGCCACCTCGGCCTGGGCGTGCGGACCAAACGCCTGGCCGACCTCTGGGACCCGGACTTCGCCGCGCAGCAGACCGCGGCCCTCTGCGCCAGTTGCGGCCAGCACCTCGGCATCGACGCCGAGAAGATCGCCGGCTGCAAGGTCATACGCCGGACCCTCATGTCGCCGAGCTGGGCCGAGGCGGCCCGGCGGGCCGGAGTGGAGACCTAGCCATGAGCACCCTATTTGACCGCGTGAGCGAGGAGCACATCAAGGCCATCCGCGCCCACGGCCTCGACATCACCTACCAGGACGGCGAGACCGAAGTGGAGTTGAAGGCTCTCCCCGGCCGTTCCCGGTTCACATCGGCTGACCAGCGGGGCGCGGCCGTCATCGAATTCAACGACCAGGATTTCATTCTGGCGGCCGACGACCTGGCCGTCGATGGGGTCCGCATCGAGCCGCGGCGAGGGGCCAAAATCCTCCTTACCGTCAACGGCTACACGTACACCTACGACGTTCAACCCTACGGCGCAGAACGCCATTGGAGATGGAGTGGACCGGGTAACGCCGTGCGACGAGTCCACGGGAAACTGATCGACGAAGAGGCGGCGACCTAATGGGGATTTCCATTGACCTGGCCAACGCGGTTGTGACCGCTCTGAATGACTGGAGCTGGGGCCTTGAATTCACGGCCCAGCGGGTCTATCAGCCGCGGCGCGAGCTGGAAGAGGTCGGCGAGGCCTTGACGGTCGACGTAGGGCCTCGAGGCCAGCGGCCGCGGCAAGGCGAGCAAACCACTAAGACCTTCGGCCGCGTGCTCCGCTGCCGGTATTACGAGGTCGACATCCTGGTGGCCCAGAGGATCGCGGTCGACGACCTCGAGGCGGTCGACCCCTTGACGAACCTTACCGACGAGATCGCCGACTACTTCGAAAACAAGGAATTGACCGTGACCGGGGCCCAAGTCCGGGTCACCAACGTGACCGAGATCCTGGCCGACGGCGAAGACTTCAACCGCGGCCAGTTCTCAAGCCTGGTCCGCCTGGTCTGCCAGGTCATACAGCAATTATGAACATTGACGCCGCGGCACAGATAGCGATGG